CCCTGAGGAGGGGGGGCCGCGCAGTGCACCACCCGTGACTCTTGTCACGTCATCGCCAATATATATATTTATCATATATATATTGCAACCAAAGGAGCTTACCATGTTCATCGAACGCGGGAAGACCAAGAGTAGAACATTACCTGGTCCAACTCTCCAGATGAAACACTGGAGAAGACTCAAAGGTACGACAGCTTATAACGAGCTGGAGTATTCAATGAGTCGCGCGTTCGCTGGAACTCAGATTACTGAGTCGGATGGCAATCGGTGGCCCCCTCCTAAGAAGGGACCACTTGTCGATTGTGGCTCTGAGTTTTTCTCAGAGAAGTTGGAGGTGGTAACCCAAGGGTTACCGCATACAACTTACTACATTAAAACACCGTCATCTTACCCCAAAGAAGGAAAATTCGATGGGAGTCTGATGGCGAACTGCTTCAATGTACACAATACGTCAGCTTACTTTGGTGAGCCAGACATACCGCTCAAGTTCAATTGGCCTCCAGATCTGTCTTCTTCGAGAAGTCAGCTGAATGTCAAGGGAGCTTTGGCGGTTGCTGCATGCTCACCAGGTAATCCGATTGCACAAACCGCTACCGCTTTGGGTGAGTTACTCCAGGACGTTCCCCATATTCCGGGGATCTCGCTCTGGGAGTCAAGACTCCGAGCAATCGGAACCTTGGCCGCAGCCGGCGATGAATTTCTCAACGTCGTCTTCGGCATCAACCCAACGCTTGGCGATATGGGCGACTTTCTCAAAGCCGTCCATAAAGTCGATGGCGTCGTCGACCAGTTCATTCGTGATGCTGGTCGCGTCGTCAGGCGCGGTTTTAACTTCCCCATGGAAAGCAGCACTACCGTAGACACTCTGCCGAATACGTTCTCACCTGTAGGTGGGATGAGAGCAAATCTCACACCTTCCTACTCGTGGAACTATTTTGCACCGTGGTACGGATGTGCTGTTCCAGTTCGTGAGACCATACGTACTAGGACCACTGAACGCAGTATCTGGTTCAGTGGTGCTTTCACCTATCACCTACCGGATGGGTACGACGCCCATTCCCGGAGTGATAGAAGGAAGCTGATGGCAAAGCTCTTCGGAGCTGAGCCTGATCTGAATACGCTATGGAACCTCACGCCCTGGAGCTGGGCCGTAGACTGGGTATTCGACGCAGGGACTTTCGTTAAGAACCTGCAGAATCACATCAGTTACGGCACGGTTCTACGCTACGGGTATGTGATGGAAACTACCATCACGACAGATACCTTTAGCGCGGGACAGCCGGTACCTGGGGTAACCCAGTATCCCGGTTTCGAGGGCAATTTGCCTCCGTATCCCGTTGTATCCCCTGTAACTCTTCGTCGAACGACGAAGAAAAGGGTACAAGCGAACCCCTTTGGTTTTGGCCTCACCTGGGATGGAATGTCGACCACCCAGAAGGCCATCGCGGCAGCTCTTGGCATTACCAGAGTTGTCAGGTGAACTGTAAACACCAAGCACAAGGAGTGCGTCAATGCTCACAGATCCCCTGTCCCTTACCCCCGGTGCGGCGTTCGACGCTGGCGCCGTCTCCCTCCCCCGCGTGTCTCAGCAGGGGGCGGTTTCGGTGTACCAGGCCGGACCTCTCACCGTGAATGCGGGCAGTCTCCTCCGGGTCACTGCCTCCCACCAATACGGAAGGCGGACTCGAAGGGTCCTTCGCTGTGATTACAGCGACAATGCGGGGTCCACGTTGATCTCGGGTACGACGGCTCCACGCAGCATGTCCTGCTACGTGGTGTTCGACGTCCCGGCGAACAACGCGTTCACCGCAACGGACCAGCTGGCGCTCTTCAACGGCCTCAAGGGCACGTGGAGTGCGTCAACGGACGCCGTGATGAAGAAGATCTTGGGCGGCGAGAGCTAGCCCTCGACTTCTTCATCTTCCTCGGCGTTCGTGGTCAGGATGTGACATTGGCTTAGGACGTTTTCCTCTATCAGGAGGTTGCGTGAAAAGCCTAACGTCGCTCTGGAATAGCATCGCTAAGAACTTGGCGATGCGATGTTGCACTAGCGCCCACCACGACATTAATACTGTCGAGGTTCGGTCGAAGAACGAGGGGTTATCCTTTCTAACGATAACCCTGCCTACCTTCGCAAAAGACTTTGAGCTTTGTCTTGAGCGAGGGTATGTCGACAACACGGTTTTTCTGTCTTTCAAGAAAAACCGGAGTCTCCCGGCATTCCTGTCGGGTTTCTCTTGTCTTGTCTTCGACCGTGGCACTGGCGTTCTACTCGACGAACCCTCGGTTGAGGCGATTCAAGCTATTAGGCAGCTAACGCTGCTCTTTAGCAAGATTCTCCTTGACTGTAGTCCTCGCCGCGAGGCAAGGGCTTTTAGGGAGTTCGTCGAGTGTGAGAAGGAAGTTGAGGCAAGTAGGGGTACTCGAAGTTATGAACAATTCGAGTATATCCGAACGCTTCTTTTTGGAAGCATTTTCTCGAAGATAGATAGCGATATCTATCAAGGGAACCTGCTTCCGAAGCATGGTCCTGGTGCGACCGCTGATGCCAAGTATGGCAATCAAAAGTTTCACCAGACTACTTGGCCGTGCCGACTTGAACCATACTTTCCTTATGGAGAGATGGTTCTACCCAACTGGTCCTATTGGGAGCAGATTGGGGAAGTCGACTTCCTCGAACCCGGATCGGAGATTCCCGTTAAGGTGATCTCCGTTCCTAAGACGATGAAGACGCCAAGGATCATCGCAGTGGAGCCAACTGCTATGCAGTACGCGCAGCAGGCGGTCCTACGGTTGATCGTTGATACTGTGGCTGGAGAGAAAACCATCCACAGAATGATCAGCTTCAATGATCAAACGCCTAACCAACGTTTGGCCAGAGAAGGTTCACGATTTCGTGACCTCGCTACACTCGATTTGAGTGAAGCGTCTGATCGCGTCTCATGTGAGACCGTGTCACACCTGCTTTCATCGCATCGTCATTTTCATGACGCTGTGATGGCTTGCAGGAGTACCCGAGCTCGCCTACCCGATGACTCTGTCAGAGAGCTATCGAAGTTTGCGTCTATGGGTTCGGCCCTCTGTTTTCCGATGGAGGCCGCGGTCTTTCTAGTCGCGATCTTCGTTGGAATTCAGGAGGACCTAGAACGCCGGTTGGTGAGGAGTGATGTCAAACATTACTCTCACCGGGTGCGTGTCTTTGGAGACGATATCGTTGTCCCCAAAGAACATGTGCGTTCCGTGATCCGCTCTCTTGAGTACTTCGGTCTCAAGGTGAACGGCCGCAAGTCCTTCTGGAATGGCAAATTCCGGGAATCTTGCGGAAAGGAGTACTACGATGGCACAGATGTTTCAATTGTCCGTGTCCGTCGAGTTCTTCCCGAATCACGGAGGGACGTTCAGGAGATCATTTCGGCTGTGTCACTTAGGAACCAGCTATTTCTCGCTGGTCTTGAGGACACAGCTTATCTTCTTGACCGTCGAATGCTCGGAATTCTCCGGCATTTTCCGGTTGTGGAAGAGAGTTCTCCTGTCTTGGGCAGGATTAGCTATAGTGGTCACATACCATCAAAGCTAATTCACTCCATTCCTAAGGTTAAGGGATGGATGATCCGATCGAAGATCCCTGTTAATGAGATCGACGATTGGCCTGCCCTGCGCAAGTGCCTTTCTCTCATGGAAATGAGAGAAGGGGGAGAGATTGCCACCTCTCCAGATCACTTGCGTCGTTCCGGACGACCCCGAGCCGTCGACATCAAGCTCGGGTGGGGTCCGCTCGGCTACTAGCTGGGCGGCTGCGACACATTCTTCTGTGTTGCGGGGGGAGTTTACCTAGGAGTCGGGACCTTTATCCCGATGGCTCACTTTCCGGC